ACCGCTGAGCGTCTCGCGGCTGCCTTCCCGGAGGTCTACCGCCGCCTGCTCATGACCTCGAGTTAGCCCACATGTGCACACTGACATTCGAGCCGAACGAGCCACAGCGGGCCAAACGGGCCACAGCACGCGAAAGTATTCTTATAGGGCGCGCGCGAGGCCGCCGCTGGCCGAGGGCCATCGCGACTCCCCGCCCAGAACACGATACGCGAGCGAAGTGGAAAGACTCCTGCTCAGCCACGCGGCGCTGCGCCGGATACGACTCAGACCCAGCCGCAATCAAGCCCGGGTCATCGCTGCTGAGGCGAGCCGGGCCCGCCGAATCTCCCGCGAGGTCGCGCAGGAATTCCGGGACGCGCAGCGCCTGCGAGGCAGCCGGTAGGCTGCTACCATCGGGGCGTGTTCGAGCTCGACCTCGGCAGCACCCTGAAGGTGACGTGCGCGCGCTGCGGCACGCATCGAGAGATGCCGGAGGACGATGGGCGAGGCAGGCTGCCAGCGGCCTCACCCGACGGAGCGACGACCCTACAGGCGGACACGCCGTGTCGCTGCGGGAGCGAGCGGGTGAAGATCGAGCTGGACTTTGGCGACTGCGAAGAAACGGAAGCGACCGAAGACCAAGCGCGCGAGCGCTGAGACGACGGCGCGCGTGCTGCGGCAAAAGCTCGCCATCGAGCTCAAGTTGCAGGGTTACTCGATTCGCGAGATCGCCGAGAAGCTTGGGGTCACCAAGTCGCAGGCTCACCGCGACCTGCAGGACATCCTCGCTCACACCAAGGAGGAGGCGCTCGAACTGGCCGAGCAGGCTCGGAAGGTGGCACTCGAGCAGATCGACGTCGCCATCAAGGGTCTTTTCAAGCGCATCAAGAAGGGCGACACCAGCGCGGTGTTCGCCTTCACGCGGCTCGACGAGCGGCGCGCTAAGTTGCTGCACCTCGAGAAAACCAAGATCGAACACACCGGCCCAGCTGGAGCACCGCTGGCCGCCGATGAACGCGGAGCCCTGATTGCTGAGCTCCGAGCTATCGCTTCGCGATCAGCTGGCGCAGCTACCGGAAGCGGAGCTGCGAGCGGTAATAGGCCGCCTGAAGCCGAAGCAGCTCCGGGCACTGCAACATGACTGGCGCTGGTGGGCGCGCCCCAAACAGCTGCCGCCGGCAGGCTCATGGCAGTGGTGGCTCATCCTGGCGGGCCGCGGGTTTGGCAAGACCCGCGTCGGCGCCGCCTGGGTGAACGAGAAGGCCGAGCAGAATCCCGGCTGTCGCATCGCCCTGGTCGGTGAGACCGTCCCCGATGTGCGCGACGTGATGATTCGCGGGGAGAGCGGCCTCATTGCGAAGGCGGCACCCTGGTGCAAGCCGAAGTACACGCCGTCGCGCCGCATCGTCGAGTGGCCGAACGGTTCGATTGCAACGACCTACACGGCTGAAAAGCCGGACCAGCTGCGCGGCCCGCAGCACCACTTCGCGTGGGGAGACGAGGTGGCGAAGTGGCGCTACGAGGACGCCCTCGACCAGCTCAAGTTCGGGCTCCGACTCGGTGAGGCGCCGCAGGGTATCCTCACCACCACGCCCAAGCCGGTTCCGCTCATCAAGGCGCTGCTGGCCGAGGAAGGGAAGGGCCTGGTGCTAACGCGCGGCTCGACGTACGAGAACAAGGCGAACCTCGCCCCCTCGTTCCTCAGCGCGATAATCAAGAAATTTGAGGGCACCAGGCTCGGGCGGCAGGAGCTGCTAGCCGAGGTACTCGACGACGCGCCTGGTGCGCTCTGGAAGCGCGAGCAGCTGGAGAAGCTCCGCCGCACCGACGTCAAGCCGTCGGACATGGTCCGAATCGTCGTCGCGATTGACCCCTCGGTCAGCAGCGACAGCGAGGAGGCCGAGACCGGCATCATCGTCGCCGGGTTAGGCCAAGACGGCTTCGGCTACGTGTTTGAGGACGGTTCGCTCGAGCGGCCGACCCCGAAGCAGTGGGGCGACCAAGCGGTCACGCTCTACAACAAGTTCGAGGCCGACCGAATCATCGGCGAGGCCAACAACGGCGGCGACCTGGTCGAGGCCAACGTCACCGCCGCCAGCAAGCGCGTCGCCTTCCTGAAGGTGCACGCGGCCCGGGGCAAGCAGGCGCGCGCCGAGCCGATCGCCAGCCTTTACGAGCAGGGTCGAGTCTTCCACGTGGGAAGCTTCCCCACGCTCGAGGATCAGCTTTGTCAGTGGGAACCCGGCGTTTCGCTCTGGTCCCCCAACCGCGTTGACGCCCTGGTGTGGGCGCTGACCGAGCTAATGCTCGGTCCCGAGGTCGAGAACGGCGTCGCCTTCAGCATCAAGTCGATCCGGCGCAGCGGCAGATGAATGGCGACCCGCAAGAGCTTCGAATCTGTCACGGCCATCTACCCGGCCACGGTGCGCACGCTCACTACGTGGACGGCGGACCGTATCCGGGCGGCCGAGCTCCAGGCTGATGGTGGAAGCTACCGGCTAGCTTCGGACTGCTGCGACTGGATTCTCACCGACGACCGCGTCGAGACACTGACGACTCGCGTCGAGGCCCTCACCGGCCTCACGCCGACCTTCGAGGCATCCGGCGACAAGCGCCGCTCTAACCGCGCCGTCAAGGCGCTCGATGCGCAGGAAGACTGGTGGGAGGGCTACTCCGACGCCGAGCTCACGCAGCTCCACATCTGGGGAGTTCTGCTGGGCGTTTCGCTGGCTCGGCACTACTGGGACGCTGACGAGGACCACGGCGGGCGGCTGTTGCCGCACCCCGAGTGGTGGCCGACGCAGACGCTGCAGCAGGACCAGCAGACCCGCAAGTGGTCGATCGCTGACAGCACGAACCAGCGCCACGACGTGGCGGCCGGCGACAGCGAGTGGATTCTCCACACCCCTTACGGCAAGAACCGCCCCCACGCCCGCGGCAAGTGGCGCGCTCTGGCGCGCTGGGTGCTCTTCAAGGAGCTCGCCCGGCAGGACTGGTCGCGTCACTCCGAGAAGGCATCGACGCTCGTCGCTTCGGCGCCGGACGGCTCGACCAAAGACCAGCGCAAGCAGCTCGCTGCCGACCTGGCCGAGATTGGCGGCGACGCCGTCGTCGCGCTCTCGCCCGGCTACCGGCTAGACCTCCTCGAGGTCGAGGCCAACACCAAGGCCATCTACGAGTCGCAGATTGAGCTCGCGAACAAGGCGATCTCGATCATCATCCGCGGCAGCGCCCAAACCACCGAGGTCGGCGACAAGGGCTCACGCTCTGCCGTCGAGGTGCAGGAGCGCAAGGGTGACAACGTCAAGCTGGTGTGGGACGCCAACACCCTTGGCGCCACCATCCACAAACAATCGCTCTCGTGGTGGGCCGAATTCAACTACGGCGACCGCCGGCTAGCACCATGGCCATCATGGCCGGTCAAACCGGAGGAGGACCTCAAGGTCAAGGTCGAGACCGAGGAGAAGAGCTTCGACACCGTCGACAAGGCGGAGAAGCTCGGCTTCAAGGTCGACCGGAAGAAGTTTCTCGAGCAGCACAAGATCGACTGGGCTGAGGAAGGCGAGCGCCCGAAGGCACCCGAGCTGCCGCCCGGGACGCCGCCAGTGCCGGGCCAACCGCCCGCGGATGGCGAGCCGCCCAAGGACGCACCCCCGCCGGCGCCGCCCGCTGACCCGAAGACGCCGCCGAAGGGCAAAGCCCGCGCCTCGCTCGACAAGCTCCTGGCTCTGGCTAAGACGCGAACGAGCGGGCACGACGACGCCCAGTCCTACGCGGACGAGCTCGTTCAGCAGGGCCTGGATGCCGCGGCTCCGCTGCTCGAGCAGACGCTCGCGGCCATCGAAGAAGAACTCGACGCCGCGACCAGCTACGACGACCTGAAGACTCGGCTCCAAGCCCGCTACGAAACGCTCGACCCGCACGAGCTCGCCGACATCGTCGAGAGCGTGATGGTGCTCGGGGAGCTGGCGGGCCGAGTCGGTGTGAACCAGGACGCCTGATGGCCTTTGCGGTGACGGCGGACCTCGCTCGCTTCGACGAGGCGGCGGATTACTTCGCCCGACTGGTGGTGCTCACTCGGGCGGAGGCTCGGCGGCTTGGTGACGAGGCTGGCCAGCGGGCATTCTGGATTGGCGGTGGGCTGCAGATCGACCAGATCCAGCGAGTCCACGACAGTCTGAATCGCGCTATCGCCGACGGCATCCCGTTCGACGAGTGGCGAAAGTCGGTCAAGGCCGAGCTCCGCAACGACCCTCACACCGAGACGGTCTTTCGCAACGCCACCCAGCGCTCGCTGAACGCCGGCCGCTGGCGGCAGATGCGCGAGCCGGGGGTGCTGGCGCTGCGGCCCTACGGGCTGTTCGACGGCATCCACGACAGCCGGCAGAGCGCGATCTGCCGCGAGTGCGACGGCACCGTCCTGCCGCTCGACCACCCGTGGTGGGCGACCCACAGTCCGCTCCTGCACCACCGGTGCCGCTCAAGTATCCGCAACCTGCGGGTCTCGGAGGCGCAGCGCCGCGGCATCACCAACGTCCCCACCACCATCGGCGCCGACGACGGTTTCGGTCTGTCACCCGACGCAGAGCCGGTGTGGAAGCCCGACCCCGCCAAGCACGAGCCGGGGCTGGTGGCGGAGATCGAGCGCAAGAAGGCCGCTGGCCGCAAGGCGCCAGCCAAACCCAAGACTCCGCCGCCCGTCCACGACCCCAAGTACTGGGAGGCGAAGTACGACAAGAGGTACGGCGACGCGGCGCCGGCGGTGGCGTGGGGGCGCGCGATGCTCGAACGCGGGCTCGACCGCTCCGGTCTAGACGTCGCGGATGAGCTTGAGCGGCTCCGCTTGGCAGGTCACCCTACACTGCAGGGCGAGGGCGGACTCTCATCAATCCGCCAACTTCGGAACCACGGCAACAAGCGGCTACGTGGCACCTGGACCGGCCAGGACCGCAAACACCTGATCGCCCTGGCAGAGCACACCCGGACCATCGAGCCCGGCGACGCGCTCACCATGCGGGGACCGCTCGCCCTGCCCGGCTCAACACGAGCTTTCTACGACCTGGGCCTAGACAAGGTCGTCAAGCGTCCCAACGGATGGACGGTGGAACGCCTCCAGCGCACCGACCCACGCCGCTCGCACGCCGACGACGAAGCCCGCGCGGTCCGTTTCCACTTCGGTGCACCGGAGCGCACTTACGTCCACGAGGTCGCCCATGCCATCGAGTTCGAGGACGCCCGAGCCCTGCAGCGGTCGCTGGCGTTCGTGCGAGCCCGAACGAAGGGCGAGAAGCTCCAGTCCCTTCGGGACCTGACCGAAATCCAGGCCTACCAGGCCGACGAGTTCACTCGGCCCGACAAGTTCATCGACGCATACGTCGGGAAGGACTACGGGAACGTGGCGACCGAGGTTACGTCGATGGGGCACGAGGCGCTCTCACTGGAAGCTGAGCACCCGCGCCTTCAGCAGCTCGTTAAGGACGACTTCGAACACGTGCTATTCTTGCTGGGGCAACTGGCAGGACGATGAGCGCTTCCGACTTCAGGCCGTCGCATGTGAGCGTGCGGACAGAGATTCTGCGGGCATGACCTGGCGCTTCTCCGACGGCACGGTGGTCGAACTCGGCGGCAACGTCGCAGGCTCGTCGCTGTTCGCGCAGACGCTGCGAGATGATATCGCCAGCGGTAGAGCCGTGGTGCAGATCTGGCCACCGCCAGGCGGCGATGTATCGCTCGACGTGAACGACCTGGGCCACCTACACCAGTGGCTCACCGAGCAGATCGCGTACTGGAACCGCGTGCGAAACGTGGTCATCCGGATGCGCTCCAAGCCCGACAACATCCCCGCTCTGCCGGCTCCCCCTTGGGGCGATGCGCCGGCCGAGCCGGGCGTCGTGTACTGACACCCCCTCTCGACGCACCGCACACGCGTAACCAGCGCGAGGCTGCCGACCCATCGCGCGCGTGCGAGCTGCGCTGAAACGCTCGCCCTAAGACCATGCGCTACCGGCAAGTCGTTGCTGTCACGCCCAGCGATACCGCGAACATTCGCGGCGACGAGGTGTTTGATGCTCTTCGCATCGGCACCGCCGGCGACGGTACGCTGCGCATTACCGACGAGAACGGCATCACGCAGAACTTCGCAGCTGTGACCGTGGGGATCTTCCCCGTCACCTGCAAGCGCGTCCACTCGACCGGCACCGGCGTGAGCAACGTCCACGCGCTGAAGATCTGAGCTCGCATGAAGCAATTCGGCTTTGCACTGGCGGAGTCGGGCGAGTCGCTCGACCTCGACATCTACAGCGTGATCGGCGAGTCGTTCTGGTTCGACGCCGTTTCGGCCGCCTCGGTGCTGCGTCGTCTCAAAGGCAGTGAGGGCAAGGCCAAGACGATCAACGTCAACATCCACTCGGATGGCGGCGACATCTTCGAGGCGTCCGACATCTACTTTCAGCTCGCCGAGCACTCGGCCAAGAAGGTGGTGCGCATCGGTGGTCTAGCCGCTTCGGCCGCATCGTTCGTGGCCATGGTGGGCGACGAGATCATCATGGGGCCAGCGGCCTGGATGATGATCCACAACCCGTGGGGCGGGGCGATGGGCTCGGCCGAGAAGCTCATCGGCTGGGGCGAGACGCTGCTCAAGGCGCGCGAGACGTACGCCGGCGTCTACGCGGCGCGCTCGAAGCAGTCGAAAGAGAAGTGCCTCGAGATCATGAACGCCGAGACGTGGCTCACCGCTGAAGAGGCGGTGAAGCTTGGTTTCGCGGATCGCATTGAGGGAGCACTCGCAATTCCGACCGAGGGCAAGTCGCGCGCTCGCGCGCAGCGGGCCTTCGCAGCCGCCTCACTCAAGGACTTCAACAACGTGCCCGAAGCGGTGCGTGAGCTGATGAAGACGGCCCGGGGTGAGCTCGAGCAGGAGCGCCAGCCCGCCGAGCCGCCCGCACCGCAGACTCCTCCGGCCCCCGCGCCGGCGCAGAAGAAACCCCCGGCCAACGCGGGGAAGGGAAAAACCATGGACCAGAGCCAGTTCGTTTCGACCATCGCCATCACGCTCGGTCTGCCGCCGGGCAGCACCGAGAGCGACATCACCGCTGCAGCGGCTCGCCTGCGCGACCTCGAGAAGGAGGCGGTCTCGCTGACCGGCGTCAAGTCGACGGCCGAGGCGCTGGGCGCCGTTCGCGGCCTGAAGGAAAAGGCCGACAAGGCGGACGCGCTGGCCGCCGAGCTCCAGACGGTCAAGGCCGAGCGCGATAAGCAGAACTTCGAGACCCTCATCGTGCAGGGCAAGGCGGAGCGAAAGCTCACCAAAGCCCTGGCCGACAAGTACCTCGAAGAGTTCAACGCCGCAGCGGCCGAAGGGCGCGGCGAAGAGGTCGTCGCTCGCTTGCGCGGGCACCTGCCCTTGATGGGCGCCGCTATCCCGTCGCGCGACGTCCGGCCCCCGGCTCCCGGTGGTGGCGAAGGCGCGGTCGCAATCAAGTGGAACGACAAGGAGTTTCGCGACCTCGGCCCGCAGGAGCGCGCCAACCTGAAGGCCAGCGAGCCAGAGCTCTACGCAACGATGCGCCGCGATTGGGAAGCCGCGGGCAGCCCGCTCCCGACCACGCAGGCCTGAACCCGCGAATCTCACTGAGGAAGCAGCAAGAACATGCCGACTACCATCATCAGCGACGTTTTCAATCCCGAGATCCTCGTGGACGCCGTGCAAGCGGAGTTCGCGCTCAAGACGGCCTTCATGGGCTCGCGGCTCTCGAGCCTCGGCATCGTGGTGGTCGAAGGCAGCATGCCGCAGGGCGGCCCCGACGCCATTGGCCAAACGGTGACCGTTCCGTACTTCGGCACGCTCGGCAAGTTCGTAGCGAACGCCGACGGCAGCGCCGTCACGCCATCCAAGCTGCAGCAGATCGTGGAGCAGGCGACCGTAGCCCGGTACAGCATGGGATTCTCGGTGTCCCGCTGGGCGCAAGGTAACGCGCGCGTCAATCCCGCCGTCGGCGACCCGTACAAGGAAAGCGCTCGCCAGATCATGGTCGCCGCCGAGCGCGCCATGGACGAACAGCTCGTCACCAGCGCGGGTGCGACCGGCGTCTACGCCAAGGACGTCTACAGCACCACCTCGCCGCAGCTCCTAAATTGGGACCTCTGCGTCGACGCCAAGTTCGACGGCTGGGGCGACGAGCAGGACGACATTGCGGCCATCCTCGTGCACAGCCAGGTCCACAAGGACCTGATGAAGCTGAAGGACAGCACCGGGCGACCGCTGCTGCTCTCGTCGCAGGGCGAAGGCGGCCCGCTCGACAAGTTCTGCGGCGTCCCCGTCGTGGTGAGCGACTCGGCGCCGATCACCGGCTCGACCATGGGCGCCGTCACATCCAGCGGCACCACGCCCCCGGTGATGACCATCACGGGAGCGCCGCTGGGAGCGTGGCGCCTGGTGGTCGACTGCCAGCTCTCGCACGCCTCCGATACCACCATCAAGTTCTCGGTCGATGGTGGGAACATCTGGAGCGACGCGATCGCGGCGACCGACAGCGGTACGCCGGTGCCGCTCATCGACACGGCGAAGGATTCGCGTGTAGGCGTTAACGGCCTGACAGGTCTCTCGGTGGCGTTCGCCGCCGGTACCTTCAACGCCGACAACCTCTGGACCGCCAATGCCATCGTAAAGGCGAAGACGATGCTGCTCAAGCGTCGCGCGCTCGCCTTCTGGTACAGCCGCAAGCACCTCGGTCTCGAGACCGACAAGGACATCTACAAGCACACCGACGAGGCGGCCATGCACCTCTACGCTGCGCCCCACCGATACCGCCGCGTCGCCGGTGGCACCAAGCCCGGCGTCGTGCACATCGTCCACAACGTCGGCGGTTACGTCTGATGTCCGCGCCCACGTTCGAGCAGAAGATGGCGGCTCGCAGGGCTGGCACCGTCGAGGTCACCGTGCATCCGCCGGCGCCGGTGGACGGCGAGCCCGAGACGCGCATCGCGGCGAAGCTCGCGCGGCATGCAGTCGAGGGCCGCACCGAAGAGGAGCGCGCCGCGGAAGCCAAGGCGAAGGCCGAAGCCGAAGAATCCGACAAGGCCAAGGCGAAAGCCAAGGCCGACGACGAGGCGGCAGAGAAGAAAGCTGCCGCGGAAGCCAAGGCGAAGGCCGAAGCCGCCAAGAAGTGACCGAACAAGGCATCGACTACGGGTCGCAATTCCCCACGTTGCGGCGCTTCTACCTAAAGAAGCGCCACATGGCCAAGCTGGCGGGCGAGCACGCTCTCTCCGCCATCTGGCACGCCCGCCAGGAAGAGCAGCCCGGCACCGCACTTCCCGCCGCGTTCCCGTTTCGCGCCGAGCTCGTCGCAGCCGGCTACACCACCAGCGAGGACCTCGAAGGCGCCGACGCTGACGAACTCGTGGAGTGGGCTTGTGTCGACAACTCGGCCGCCAAGGCCATCATCGCCGCCCACGCGGCATTGTGAGCGAACCCCATGGGCTTTCACGATTCTCAGGGAAATTACCACGCCTATCGTGGCTGCATTCCGCTACCACTCGTCACCGCGCGTGAAGCCACCTCCGGCGACGTTGGCGCGATCGCTGCCAACGGCGGCCTGCTCGCCAGCGACACAACGCCGGCTCTGAGCGGCACCGGCGCAACCGTATCGCAGCAGGCGCTCTGGGCCGCATCGAACGTGGACCAGATCCTCTGGGACGTGCCACTGCCGCCGGACTTTGACGGCAAGGAAGACGTCTTGGTCGAGCTCGAGGTCGCAAGCGGCGGCACCACGGACCTGTCGTCGTTCACCGTGGCGACGAGCTGGGACGGCGGTGCCAACGTTTCCGACTCAGCCACCGACCCGGCAGCGTCCACGACGTTCCACACGGTGACCGCGCGAATCTCTGCGGCTGACATACCTGACTCGCCCAAGTACCTGGGGATCGCTCTGACGCCCGCCGCTCACACCACCGACACCATCGCCCTGAAGTCTGCTCGCGTGCTCTTCGTGCCGCGAGAAGTTTGACCGCATGTCCCAACCCATCGCCATCACGCTCCGCGCGAGCAGCGCAGCGACGGCGGCGGGTAGCGGCACGGCAGTCGATCTGGGACTCGTCTCGGAAGCCAATGGCGCCCCGGCGCGCTCTGCTGCCCGACTGCTTGTCACCGTCTCGGCTTACGCAGATGTCGAACGCGTCCGCCTGGTGGTCGAGCACAGCGCGGCGGAGGGCGGGCCCTGGCTTGATCTCGGGGACGTGGACCTCGTCCAGACGGGCGAGGCTGACCTCAGCGTCGCCGACTCGAAGCGCTGGGTGAGGGCGCGTTGGGAGTTCTACGGTGCCGGCGGGAGCGCGAACATCACCTTCGGCGTCGAGGGTAATGCGCACCAAGTCTACTGCGGTCCACGCGGCCTCGGTCGCTTCGGTATCACGCGGGCCGTCATCGACGACCTGCTGACCAAGCATGCCCAGGCCGACGGCTGTATCACCGCGAGCGACGAGGCCGACGGCTACCTCGGAGGTCGCTACACGCTGCCCATGCTCGCATGGTGCTCGGACCTCGAGGCCATGGTCGCCAGGATGGCGGTCAAGTACGGCTTCGATGTCAATGGCTGGCAGCCCGACGGTCCCGCCGACATGGTCATGGCGAACTTCAACCACGCGGTTAGCTGGTTGAAACGCTTGCAGGACGGCAAGCTCGAACCGCCGGGGATGGTCGACTCGACGCCGGAGGTGTTCGAGGGCGGGAGCGTGGTCATGAGCCGGCCGCGGCGGAGCGCGCTGTGAGCACCAGACTCGAGCGCATCGCCAAGACCGTGCATCAAGCTCTCCCTGCTGAGCTGTCCGGAACGCCCGCGAAGTTCGGCGAGCGTGAGGCCCGAAAGCACCAAGAAAAGACCTGCATCGTCTGGAACACGCCGGGTGGCATCGTCCAACCGGCAAAGAAGACTGCAGGTCAGATCACCAACGAGGCCGGCAAGGCGGAGCGGATCAACATCGTGGGCGATCGCTTCGAGCAGGTCGAGGCGCACATCTACGCCATCGACGCTGAGCGGTGCGAACGGCTGCTCGATGGCGTGATCGCCGCTCTGCGCGAAGAGGTCGGCCCCAATGCGCCCTACCCCTGGACCTACG